CACCTCCTCGAGCGCCTCGGAGGCGGCCTTCGCGGTGGCCGCCATGACCTGAAAGGCGACGGCGAGCGTACCCACGACCGCAGCGGCGCCGACGAGGCCCGTGAAGGTGGGCGAGCTGGTGAGCACGCCGAGCGTGCCGACGGCTTCGTTCTTGAGGATACCGAGGTTCGTCCGGATGCCCTCGGTCGCGATGGCCGTGCTGGCCCGCGCCGCGAACATGCCGGTCTGCGTCTCGCCGGCGGCCCGCGTGACGGCGGCCGCCGTGGCGACGGCGGAGTAGTTGCTCGCCTTGGCGGCCTCGACGCCGGCGGAGGCGACCTTCGACACGTCGTTCGCTACATTGGCGGAGAGCGTCTTGAAGCTCGCGGCCAGGCCGCCGTTGGCTTCAATGCCGGTGCCGAGGGCACCGCTCACCTTCACCATGCTCGAGACCACCGAGGCCGCGAGGTCCTGCATGCCCGACTTCGCGGCGGAATGGTCCGTCGCGAAGCGGATCACCATAGGTGCGGACATCGCGGCTCCGGTCGGTCAGGCTTGGCCGTTGGCCTGGGCTTCGGCGAGGGCCTGGTAGAACGCGTCCACGTCGGGCTCGTCGGGTTGCTCGGCCGCGCCGTGGAAGCGGCGGAAGCCGTCGAACATCGCTGCCAGCTCCGGCAGCGTCAGCGCATCGACCTGACGGGGCGAGAGCCCCATCATGCCGCCGGCGGAATAGAAGACGGAGAGGTCGCCGGGGCAGCGGGGTCGCTGGTCCCCTCCGTCGTCGATTTTCCCGGCTCCGGCACTCCGGAGACCGACGCCTGGACGATGCGCGCCGCGAGCCCGATGTGCTCGGCGAGCGGTCGCTCGAAGACGTTGAAGCGCATGAGCGCCTCCGCCTCGGCTGGCGTCAGGCCGCCGCCGACGAGCCCGAGGCGGATCGGCTCGAGCACGTCGACGGCGTAGAAGTGGTGGGCGGAGAGCCGCACCAGGATCAGGCCGATGCCGGCGTTGCACCGGCGCTCCAGCTCGCCGATCGCGCCCACCGAGAGCTGGAACTTGCGGCGCTGGCCGCCGAGATCCTCGTAGACCGCGGTGGCGGAGGTGTCGGAGCCGCTCATCAGGCCGCCGCATCCGTCCAGGCGAGTTCGCCCTCGCCGCGCATCTGCGCCGAGAACTTCACCACGCCCATGCTGTCGCTCTGGATCTGGAGGTTCTCGAAGTAGACGGCGCCATCCCAGTGGCCACCGCCGCCGGCGGCCGCCTTGGCCACCAGGATCTGCAGGTTCAGCGGGACGCCGGCGATCGCGTCGGCGCGGAGCGCCTTGTAGCTCTTGGCGTCGGCGATGCCCGAGGCGTTCAGCGACCAGGCGGTGCTCTTGGGGATCGAGCGGCGCGCGGCGATCGCGTCGGGGTTGTCGCAGTTCGGCACCGTGGCGTCGTCGTACTCCACCGTCTCGGTGAGCGACTTCGTCGTGATGGTGCAGAGGAAGGTCGGGGCGTTGTCGCTCGGCGAGGTCTTGCGCATGACACGCAGGTCCTTGCCGCCGAAGGGGACGGCCTGGGTCATTGTGTTCTCCGGGGTGGTGAGGGTCAGTCGACGTCGATGAGCGTGCAGGACACGTCGATCGCGACGGTCTTGATGGCGCCGGGGTCGATCACGTCGTTGGCGCTCTGGACGGCGATGCGATCGACGAAGCCCAGCTCCTCCGGAGGCTCGGCACGGTCGATGGCGCGCATGGCGGCCCGGGCGATCTGCCAGACCTCGTCCCGGTTGAAGCCGGCGGACTCGGCGAGCACGCGCAGGCTGATGGACCAGGCCGGCGCGTCGCCGGTCTCGATGCGCCGCACGCTGATGGGGCCCATGCAGAGCCACGGCAGCTTGTCCGCCTCCTTGTCGCTCGGCACGTCGTCGCGGATCTTCTTGCCCACGAGCGCCGTCACCGCCGGCGAGGCGCGCAGCAGCATGCCGATCTGGTTCCGGAGTGCGAGCTCGGGCGTCACAGGTCCCCCTCGAGGGTTTCGGCCTGGTGCAGCTCGCGTTCCTCCATCACCCCGTCGACCGCGGGGTAGAAGAACGGCTGCGCTGCTGTGCCGGGATGGGTGCGCTCGGACATCCGGCTCGCATCTGCGACGCGGAAGCGGCGGCCGGTGACCGGGTTGAAGGCGCCGGCGCGCGAGCTGCGGCCGGTCTCGACGTTGACCGTGGTGCCGCGGCGGCCGCCGCGGATGCCGCCCTGGGTGCCCGTCTCCACCAGGAAGGCGTAATCCAGGTCGTACCAGCGGCCGCGGCCGTGCGTAGCGCTCGCGGTGACGGTGAAGAGGCCATCCTCGCCGGTGGCCTTGATGCCGCCGTAGAGGCGACCCGTGTCCTGCGGGACGTTGGCCTGTGCGCGCCGGACGATCTCGTCGGCCGCACTACTGTCGACCGCCCGCGAGCGAAGCACCATGCGTACGGTGTACTGCGCGAGAGCATCCGCGAAGGCGTCGACGCCGTGGACGGCCGCCCAGCCGAAGCGGGCGGTCGTGACCAGGCCGCCGATCATGCGGAGCCCTTCTTCAGGGAGACCTTGAGGTAGAGCCACCCGGAGCGGTCGCCGGGCGGCGCCGACTCGATCGCGTAGTCCCGGCCGTCGACGGTGACGCGATCGGCGATCGTCAGCGCCCGGGTGCGCGGGGTGTCGCGCACGACGAGCGTGCCCTGGATCGCGTCGGTGAGGGAGCCGGCCTCCGCCATAGCCCGGCCGGACAGCGGCCGGAACTCGGCGCGGACCGTGAACAGGTCCTGGTACCCGCCGCGGCTCTCGAAGCCGTCGTCGTCGAGCTGTGGGCGCCCCCGAAAGGTCGCCCGCTTGTCGAGCCGTCCCGCCTGCATGGCGCTACACCGCCACGCGGCGGAACGGCGCCAGCAGGCGGTCCACCGTCGGGTTGTCGACGAGGTTCGCCTGGACCTTGCCGTCGCGCTGGTCGAACAGGTCGGCGACCAGGAGCAGGATCGCGGAGCGGATCGGCGATGGCACGGCCTCGCCGGCGTCGCCGTACCCGGCGCGGAAGGTGATGCGCCAGGCCTCCGGATCGAAGTCGTAGGCGGGCCAGGCCGCGCCGCGGGCGGGCACGACGGCGACGCGGTCGGCCGTCATCGCCACCGTGCGCCAGGCGCTCGTCGGCAGGACGGCGTAGACGCCGCCCTGGAGCACCTCGACCGTCGTCACGGCCTGGATGGGCACCAGGTCGAGCACGAAGCCGGGCAGGCCGCCGGCGGCCGCCATCGGCCGCGGCGCCGTCGCCAGCCACACCTGGCTCACCAGGGCGCGGTTGAGGACCCCGGTGCGGCCGTCGACATGCGCGGTGGCCGCGTCGATGGCCGCCTCGATGTCGAGGTCCTCGCCGTCGTCGTCCTCGTCGAGGCGCAGATGCCGGCGGGCGCGGGGCACGTCGACCACCGCCGCCGTCGGCGCCTCGAGGCGCCGATAGACGAGCGGCGCCTCGCAGCGTGCGGGCCGATGAAGGTCGACGAGCACAGTCATTCCGCCCTGTCGGCGGGCGCCAGGCGCTCGGCCCGGGCGGCGACAGCCGCGTCGAACTCGGCGTCGTCCTTCGGGGCCCGGGCCCACTTCTCGGCGAGGGCGACCGTCGCCAGATCGCCCTCGACTGGGTCGCCCTTCTCGAAGCGCTGCGGATAGGCGTTGCCGTCGGGGGCGCCGTCGAAGGTCTTCACGGTGATGCCGCGGGTCATCCGGACCGTCCTGCTGTGCGGAGTGCGGGCGGCCGGGCCCGAGGGCCCGGCCGGCGTGGGTCAGGCGTTCACCGCCACCTTGTGCAGGCGCAGGCAGGTCGGATCGGTGACGCCACCGCCGACGCGCTTGCGGCTGTAGAACTGCACGAAGGGCTTCTGGCTGTAGGGGTCGCGCAGGACCTGGACGCCGATGCGATCGACGACGAGGTAGCCGCGCTGCCAGTCGCCGAAGGCGATCGGCAGGGCATTCGCCGCCACGTCCGGCATCGCCGCCAGCTCGGCGACGGGGAAGCCGAGGATGGTCGCCGGATCGCCGACCTGCGTCGACGGCTCCCACAGGTAGCGGCCCTGACCGTCCTTCAGCTTGCGGATCGCCCCCTGGGTTTTGCGGTTCATGATGAAGGCCGCGTTCGGGGTCCGCTCGCTCGGCAGATCGTGCACCAGGTCGATGAGGCCGTCCGCAGCGAGGGCGGACGCGGCGCCGCTGTTCACGGTCGGGATCGCGCCCCAGGGGTGCGGGGTGCCGCTGGCGTACTGGAGGAGGCCTTTCGGCTTCTGAATGCCGTCGCCGTTCACGAAGGCGAGGCCCTCCTGGTACGCCATCTCGGTCATCACCTCGTCGCCGAGCCAGGCACCGATGTCGATGAGGGCATCCTCGAGGAGCTGCTGCGAGGCGATCGGCATCGCGTACAGCTCGCCGGTGGTGAAGGTCGCCTGCTGGAACTGGGCGTTGCCGGTGCCGGGGCGCGCCGTGGTCTCCCCGACCCAGCCCGAGGCAGTCGCGCGATCGTTGTAGACCTTGGTGAAGCCGGTGCTCGAGATCGAGATCACGCGGGCGAGGGTGCGCATCGCCGAGACGATCTTGAGCTTGTCGGTGATGGTCCGGTCCCACTCGACGGGGGCGAGGAGGCCGCCATCCGGGTTCGAGCCGACCGACAGGGTGGCGCGCGGGCCGGCGAACTGCTGGGCCTTGATGGCGCTCTCGCCGTCGCCCGTGCGGGCGTAGGCGGTGAAGGCAGTGTTGTAGGCCGCGTCGTCGCCCGGCCGCGGCGCACCGCCGCCGGTGATCGCCGCGGCGGCGATCTTGATGGCCAGCTCGCTCAGGGAGGCCTGCAGCTCGCCGACGGCGGCGTTGATGCGGTCGACCTTCTCGTTGGTCACCACGTCTTCCTTGCCGGCCTTGGCGGCGAGCTTCGTCTCGTTCTCGGCCTTGAAGGCGTTGAAGGCCTGCTGGAGCTGGGCCAGCACCGCCATCGGATCGCTGGCGTCGGCGCGGAAGGTCGCGCCGAGGATGCCGCGCGGCATGGCGGTCGCGGCGCCGACGCCGGCGATCGCCAGGAACGGCGCGGCGGCCGGGAGCGCGCCGGCGGCCTGGAGCAGCTCGCCCATGGCGTAGGCGTCGGACACGGCGAAGAGGGCCGCCAGCGCGAGCGCCGCGGCCAGGAACAGGTTCTTCATGGTGATGGAGGCTTTCTGCGGTCCGGCCTGGGGATCAGGAACGGAGTGAGGCGATCAGCTCGGCGGCGGCGCCGAGCCAGTTCGGGTCGCCAGCGCCAGGCGTGGCGGAGGGTCGGGCAGCGTCGTGCGTGCCCTTCACTTTCGAGATCAGCTCGCGGGCCTGCGTCCGCGGCATGGAGCGGCAGAGGGCCAGCTCCATCTTGCGGACGGCGTTGCCCGCCCGGGCGGAGGCGCCGGCCTCCTCGTCGAGGACGGAGGCGTCGGCGCCCATGACGCCGTCGGCGAAGCCGCGCTCTACCGCCAGATCGGCGCCCATGTACGTCTCGGCGTCCATCCACCCGGCGATCGCCGCCTCGTCGGAGCCGGTGCGGGCCGCGTAGACGCCGACCATGGCGGCGTCGAAGGGCTCGAGGAAGGCGGCCGTCTCGGCGAAGTCGTGCCGGTTGCCGACGGCCACGACCCAGCAGTTGTGGATCATGATGAAGGCGGCCGCGCCGATCTGGATGTCCTCGCCGGCCATGGCGATGATCGAGGCGGCCGACGCTGCGAGCCCGAACACCTTCACCGTCACCTTGCCGGGGTGCTGGAGGAGGCGGTTGTAGATGGCGATCCCCTCGAACATGTCCCCGCCGGGGCTGTTGATGTGGATCTCCACGTCGGCCGAGCCGAAGCCGGTGAGCGCCTGGTCGACGCTCTCGAGCGTGACCGCGTGGTCGCTCCAGTAGTCCCGGCCGATGACGTCGAACATGCGGATCACGTTCGGGCCCGACTCGGCCGCGCGGATCGCCGGGTTCCAGCGGTCGTAGACCTCCGGCTTCGACAGGGCGGCCACGTCGACCTTACCCGGCAGCTTGATCCGGCCTGGGCGCTCCCGCGCCAGGACGCGAAGGCCACGCGCTGCTGCCGCCGCGGCGCCGTCGATCAGCACCACGCGCCTACCGCTCGCGGTCATGGTTATCCTCCGGAGGATCGTGCTCGTCGGGCTCGTCGGCGGTAGCGGGCGCCATGTTCAGCGCGACCTGGTAGATGTCGCCGCCCTCGATCGCGTCCTCGTCCTCGAGGGCGCGGACATCGTTCGCGGAAAGCCAGCCCCATTGGCGGCCGACGGCGTAGGCCGCGTAGCGGGTCTTGATGTCGCCCCGCACCAGCGCGTTGATGTTGAACCGGGCGTAGAGGTCCGGCTCGCCTGGCGTCAGGTCCCGCTCGATGGCCTCGGTCCACATCGTGAGCGAGTCTTGGAGGGTGTAGGCCACGAAGCCCCGGCCCATGTTCTCCAGGCCGTTGCCGAAGCTGGTCGCCTTCGAGGTGAGCCCGAGCATGTGTGGGGGCACGCCGAAGAATTGGGCGACCTCGTACTGCGAAAACTCGCGGCTCTGGATGAACTGAGCGTCGACGTTGTTCAGGCCGAGCCGGTCATAGGTCATCCCGTCTTGCAGGATGAGGTTCTTGTGGGCGTTCTCGGCCCCGCGATAGGCCTCCAGGGAGTCCCGAAGCGCCTGGACGCCTTCGGGGCCGAGCTTGCCCTTCGCCTGAAGCACCCCGCCGATCGAGGTGCCGTTGCGGAACATGGTCGAGGCGTGCTTCGCGGTGGCCAGCGCCTCGCCGATGGTCTCGCGGGCGTAGGTGAGCACCGAGACGCCGTTCACCCCGTCGAGGGTCAGCCCGCAGAGGTAGAACACGTCCGACTGCGGGAAATCGACCGTCGAGCCGTTCGCCCGCGTGTAGCGGAAGGAGAGCTTGAGGGTGCTTCGGTCCTGGATCACCTGGACCCGGTCGGGGTCCAGGGGGTGCAGGGCGATTATGCGGCGGCCCAGGCGCACGATCTGCGCGAAGGCCTTGCCCCGCAGGAGCACGCAGGCCTGCATGTACCGGCGGAACTGGCTCGGCGTCTGCCAAGCGTTCGGCCGCCGGCGCAGCACCTCCCACAGGGGGTGATCGTCGGCGTCCTGACGAGTGCGCGCGTCCACCCGGCGCTTGAGGTCCAGCGGCAGGGTCGCGACGGCGCCAGAGATCAGGCTGACGCACCGGAACACCGTCGCGGTCTTGAGTGCCGTCTGCGGGGTGACGGTCTCTCCGCTGGCGCTCGTCGCGCCGGCGCGCATGAACTCGGCCAGCGCCTCCGACGTGAGATCGCCGAGGTTGGTCTCCTGGACCATGGCGCGGGGCGGCGCGGCCGCCGGCGACGCCGAAGCGCCGCCGAG